GACGCACTTGTTGCTAACATCAATGCAGTAACAAACGTAACAGGCGTAACTGCTAAGAAAGTTAACAGCAAACTAGCACTTTACAGTGACGGTTCTTGGGCACCATCAGACAGCTCAACTGCTGATATTATTATTTCTAATGACACTGGTACTCCATTATCAGACTTAGGAATTACAGCAGGTAGTTATTGGGCACCTGAACTAAACATTGGTCCACATACTAGCATTCCAGCATTTAAGTCAACTGACTCAGCACCACGTCCGACTGGATCTATTTGGTTTAAAACAACAGATCCTAACTTAGGTGCAAAACTAAGAGTTAAGAAATGGAATGATTCTACTAAACTTTGGGTAGACAACGCGGCACCAATTTATGAAAATAACTCAACAGCACTCGCACAGTTAGATAAAACTGGCGGTGGACAGAATCTTGCAGTTGGCACACTGTACGCACAATATAACGTCAGCGAAGATTCAGATGCAGAGTTTGATTTTAAATTGTTTAGCAGAGTTGGAACTGGTCCTACTTCAATTACAAGTAATGTTGTTACAACAGGACTTGGAGCAGGTTCATACCAAATTAGCATTCAAGAAAGTGACACAGGCGAAGCGGCATTAAAAGCGGCAATTACTGTAAGCGTTACTATTGGTGGTACTGACGCAACAGTAGACGCTGAAGCAATCGCAGAAGCAATCAACGGCGGCGACTTTGAGCATGTAAGTGCAACAGTTAACGCACAAAACAAAGTTGTTATTAGTCATGCACAAGCAGGTGACTTTAGATTACTTGACACTGATGGCATACTAGGCGATATCGGCTTTGCGGCATATGTTGATGCTAACAACGGTACACCTAATTTGTATGCGGCACCAGCAGGTGACACAGCAAATGATTTTGTTGCTACACAGTGGAAAGTACTTTCTTACACAGCAAGTGAAGATGCTCCAACTGCACTAGCGACAGATGGACAACTTTGGTATAACTCAATTGTTGACGAAGTAGACCTTATGATTCATAATGGTAGCACATGGGTAGGTTACTTAGATACTACTAGCCCATTCTACGATGCAGACGAAGCAGAACAAACTGATCCTGCAGGTCCTATTGTTAGTGCAACTGAGCCTGATGGTCAATCAGATGGCACTGCACTAAAAACAGGCGACATTTGGATTGATACTTCGGACATCGAAAACTATCCAACAATTTACAAGTACAATGCTACAACAGCAAAATGGAATTTGTTAGACACAGGTGACCAAACTACTGAAGACGGTATTTTATTTGCTGATGCACGTTGGGGATCAAGTGGTGCTACTAGCGATAAAATGGCAGACATTGATGCGTTACTTACTAGTAACTTCTTAGACCCAGATGCTCCAGATCCAGCACTATATCCAAAAGGTATGTTGCTTTGGAATCTAAGACGTAGCGGCTTTAATGTTAAGAAGTTTGTTCGTAACTACATTGATAAAGCAAATGATAATGGTCGCTTTAACGACGAATCAATGGATGGCTACTATCCACACCGTTGGGTTACTGAATCAGCTAACCAAGAAAACGGTGCAGGTACATTTGGTCGCAAGGCACAGCGTAAAGTTGTTGTACAAGGACTACAAGCATTGGTTAACAGTAATCAAGAAATTCGCGATGATGAATCAAGATTGTTTAACGTAATGGCATGTCCAGGTTATCCAGAACTAATTGGTGAAATGATTGCACTAAACAACGACAGAGGCTTAACTGCATTTATCGTTGGCGATAGTCCATTTAGACTAACACCAGATGCAACATCAATTAACGAATGGGCAACTAACGTTAATTTAGCAGTTGAAGACAACGACGAAGGGCTTGTGTCAAGAGATGAATACTTGGGTGTGTTCTATCCGAGCTTATATACTAGTGATAACGCAGGTAACAACATTGTTGTTCCAGCATCACACGGTATCTTAAGAACAATGGCACTAAGTGATCAAGTTAGTTATCCATGGTTTGCACCAGCAGGTACAAGACGCGGTGGTATTACTAATGCTTCAGCGGCAGGTTACATTGATGCTGAGGGCGAATTTGTAAGTGTTGCACTTAATGAAGGACAGCGTGATACATTGTACTCAAACAATGTTAACCCTGTAACATTCTTACAAGGTGCAGGACTTGTTAACTACGGTCAGAAAACTCGTGCTAGAAACGCTAGTTCACTAGATAGAATTAACGTTGCACGTTTGGTTATCTACTTACGTAGTCAACTTAACAAACTTGCTAAACCTTATGTGTTTGAACCAAACGATAAGATTACAAGAGATGAAATCAAACAGCAGGTCGATAGTTTACTATTAGAACTTGTGGGACAGAGAGCACTTTATGACTTCCTAGTTGTGTGTGATGAATCAAACAACACGCCAAATAGAATTGATCGTAACGAGCTTTATGTAGATATTGCGATTGAGCCAGTGAAAGCAGTTGAATTTATTTACATTCCGCTACGCTTGAAAAACACCGGTGAAATAGCAGGCCTTTAATGGATAAATATATTTAACAGGAGCAAATAAATGGCAATTTCAACATTATCAAAATTAACAGTGCCTTTGGACAGCAGTGCTTCTAGTTCCAGTCAGGGCTTGTTGATGCCAAAACTACAGTATCGCTTCCGCGTTACTTTAGAAAACTTTGGCGTCAGTTCACCAAGCACTGAAATAACTAAACAAGTTATTGACGTTACTCGTCCTAATTTAACTTTTGAAAACATGGAACTACATGTTTATAACTCAAAAGTTAACTATGCTGGTAAGCATACTTGGGAACCTATTACGTTAAACGTAAGAGACGATGTAACTGGCGGAGTTCAGAAGTTAGTCGGCGAACAGATTCAGAAACAATTTGATTTCTTTGAACAATCTAGTGCGGCAAGTGGTGCAGATTACAAATTTGTAGCACGTATTGAAATACTAGATGGTGGCAACGGAGCAAATGATGTTAGTGTTTTAGAAACGTTTGAGCTATATGGTGCTTACGTAGAAAACGTAAACTACCAACAGTTAGCATATAACAGTTCTGAACCTGTACAAATCCAAATGTCAATTAGATACGACAACGCAATCCAAACACCACAAGGTACTGGTATTGGTACAGCAGTAGGTAGAACAATTAATACTCTATCAACTGGTGGCGGTGCTGTTTAATAACTGACTTTACCTTAATAAGGAAGGGCGATTTTTTCTCGCCCTTTTTTTTATCTGCGTACATAATCTAATGTGCTAAATACAGTATGAGCATATTAAAAGGATTCTTAGATAATTTAGCAAGTGGTGCAGGAAACCCAAAAGGAAACTTAGGGGATTTTCAACACGGTGCTAGACTATACGTAGATGACGCATTTAGGCTTGCACCTAAATCAAAATTTCTCTATCATGTAAATTTTAATATTAATAGAGAAGCATCTAGAACTATTCCTCAACTAAGAGAAAAGCACAGTAACGAACTTAACATGCTTGTTAAGTCAATTGATTTACCATCGTTTCAAGTTGAAACTCAAACAAGACATCAATATAATAAAAAGCGTGTAGTACAACAAAGAATTGATTACCAACCAATTACGTGTGTTTTCCATGACGATAACTTTGGTATTACTACCGCTATGTGGGAAGCATATTACAGGTATTATTATAGAGATGGTAACTATGCTCAAGTTGACGCGGCAGGAAAGCCTGTTGCAAACGTTCCGGCATTTAAAGCACCTTCAAATGAAACCTCACCTTATAATAGAGGTAGTGCTTTTTCTAGTCCTGAAAATAACCAATTAAGATTTGGTTTTGATAACGACAGTTTTAAACCGTTTTTTGATAGTATTATAATTTATCAAATGTCAAGAAAACGTTATACAGCATTTGTTTTAGTTAACCCTATTATTACACAATGGCAACATGATACTATGGATCAATCGTTAAGTGATCCAGTATCAAACACTTGCCAAATTGCATATGAAGCAGTGTTTTATACTAGAGGACCTGTATCTGAAGGATCTGCTCCAGCAGGGTTTGCCACTGACCATTATGATAAAACACCAAGTCCGATTAGTTTAAAAGGTGGCGGCGTAACAAGTCTAATGGGTGCAGGCGGCGTACTAGAAGGCGGCCTTGATGTTCTGTCAGATATTACAAGTGGTAACGCATTTGCAAATCCTAGCAACTTACTTGGCACTGTGTTGAAAGCCAGCAATGTAATTAGAGCAGGCGGCAACTTATCAAGTGATGGGTTGCGTCAAGAAGGATTTGGTATTCTTAAAGATGTAATCGGAAGTGCGGCTGGCATCGATGTAAGTGGGGTTGCAAATACAGCATTTTCAAAAGGAAGCGGAAGCGGTGCTTTGAAAAACCTTGCAATAGCAGGAGGAACTGTTGCACTCGGCGGATTGCTAAGTGGAAAAAGCTGGTCAGACGTAAGTGGCGGATTGTTAGGTAATAGAAATGCACAAGATGATCTAGCCAAAGCCACTACATTTAAAAAGGCACACATTGCCGCAGGCGGGGATGCAACTCCGGATGCAATTAATGCGGCCTGGGACAGTTTACCTGAAGGTGTTAAACAAGATCAGAGAGATGCGGCAGTATCAGGAGCAAAAAATGGAGAGTTTAACTAATGGAAGCGAACGAAGCAGTAACAAAATTAAACCTACCTAAGTCTAAATCAACAGATAGTGCAGATAAAACAAAACTTGCATTTACAAATTATTTTAATAAACCTTTATCTTTTCCAAGCAATGAAGTTGATGCTGTAATTGGATTTTTTAGTAAAAGAGACTTTGACGAATCGGCTGCCATTGCAGTTGGCACTGTAATTATGCAACAAGCCAAACTAGACGGTATTAAAGTTTTTGAAATCCTTGATACATTAAAAGGTTTGAACGAATTACAACTAAGTGTTGTTGTAACTGAAATTATGAATTACAATAGAGAAAAAATTAGTACTATTGGATTTAAAATTGAAGATATCGTTGAACGTACAGAAGCAAGAAACATCATTGTATAATGTCACGTTTTGCCCAAGGAAAATTTAATCTAAAAAACCCTGACAAATATGTTGGTACTAAACAGCCTACATACAGATCAAGTTGGGAGTTTGCATTTATGAAATTTTGTGATGAATCTCCTAGTATAAGCAGATGGGCAAGTGAAGCAATACAAATTCCATATAGAAACCCTTTATCAGGAAAACAAACAATTTATGTTCCTGATTTCTTTATACAGTATACAGATAAAAATGGCAAAAATCATGTAGAAGTAATAGAAGTTAAACCAGAAAATCAAGCGGTAAAAGAAAAGACTGGTAGAAGTAGAGCAAATCAAGCTCATTGGATTTTAAATCAAGCAAAATGGGAAGCGGCAAATGCCTGGGCTAAACAAAAAGGTATTAAGTTTAGAATAGTGACTGAGAAAGATATTTTCCACCAAGGCAGTAGACGCTAAATACAAGTGTTATGACTAAGAAGTTAGAAGAACTTTTAGATTTACCTGATTCAAAAGAATTAATTGATGAAGAAAAATCTAAAAATAAAGAAAAAGCAAAACAAGAGTTAAAGACTCAAGAAGATACATTTGATCGTATTGCAGAATTTGATAAAATTACTGCGGCACTTCCTGCTGTTAAAGGTTTGGGAGAAATGGCAGATAAAGAACTTAATGATGTAGCAGAAAAAGCAACACAAGCATACGAAGATTTAATGGACTTAGGCATGAATGTTGAAAGTCGTTATAGCGGTAGAATTTTTGAAGTTGCTGGCGGTATGTTAAAAACAAGTTTGGATGCCAAGGTTGCTAAACTAGATAAAAAATTAAAAATGGTAGAGTTGCAACTTAAGAAAGAAAAAATGGATAAAGAAGCCAACCCTGACGGTGCAGATATTGTAAATGGCGAAGGTTACGTTATAACAGATCGTAACAGTTTGCTAGAAAAGCTAAAGGGTATGGATAAATAAGTATAGAGGTGTACTATGTTATTAGAAAATTATATACAAACAGCAAAAAAACAATATGAATTTAAAATTGGTGTTGCAGGACCGATTCCAGAAGGGTTTGCAGATACACTTGAAACTGCCTTACAGAAATTTAAAGGCACTATTTCCCCAGGCAAGAAAACACCAATTCAAAAAAGACCTCTAGATTTTCCACAATTAGACAATGTTGAAATTACTTACTACGAAGCAACGCTAGACTATCCAACTACACCTCAAATTATGCGTGAGTATGTAGGTAATTGCTGTAACATTGATCAAGCACATGTAATTGTAAGAAATGTAAATGAGCCACAAGAAGCATATCAAGATGGTCAAGAAGATGCACCTTATGAAACAAAACTAGAAACAGAAGATATGGGCGGAGAATCAGCTCAGGAAGAAGTAGGCACTAGCAGAGTAATGAGTTTACTTGCTGAACTAGAAAAGGCTCGCAACGAAAGAGATATTGATCCTGTAGACGGTGCTCCAAAAGGAGAGTCTGCAGATATCAGCACAGAAGAAAACACCAAATCGGTTGTAGGAGGCTAACAAATGGATATGAATAAACTACTAGGCAATTTAAATGCTATTGAAAATGGAACATTTGAAGGCCCAGCAAAACAAGAATCAAACGAAATGAAAAAGATTTTAGAATCTTTTGATGCGGCGACAACAGAGTGTGGTGACATGCCAATGCAAGCACCTGCACCAATGGCACCGCAAGATGATGGACAACCAGTGTCAATCAATGTAAATCTAAACGCCAAAGGCAAAGAAAATGTAGAAGATTTAATGGCTCTCAT